ATGCTTCAACCTGCCTGAAATACTCGTCTATTTTAACGGTCATGTCCTCTACCGAGGTATATTTACGAGGTTGCCCCCCTAGGTTTTTAGGAGCCGTTAGTACGCTAGGATTATTAATAATATCCTCCACGTCCAGACCCCCTTTCCGTAGGTTCTCCCCCATGATTTTAGTGATTGTTGAATGATTCGCAATAAAGTTATTGACATTGTACATTGCTCGATGTAGAATGTTGCCCTCAACCGAGGGAGGCAGCAACGATGGCGATTCAGAGATTCTACCACGGTTCAGGAGCAGAGAAATTCAGCGAATTCAGGCCCGGCGATCGCCTTGATTCCACCGGCCTTATATGGCTCGCGAAGAATCGCTACTACGCCTCCGAATACGGGATCACGTACATCGTCTACGCCGATATCGGCCGCTGCTTCGATACTCGCTCGGATGCAGAAGCAAAGCGCATTTACGATGAATATATCCAAGGTGCCGAGAATGCCGATTACGGCATTTCCTGTGGCGGCGCCGGCAGCCCAGAGGGATACGCCAACGACGGCCTCCCGTACTGGGAAAATAACGACGCGGTATGGGAATTGGCAAAAGCCCACGGCTATGATTCAATTGCTACGTCGGAGGGCAGGGGCAGGGAAGGAATTGGAGTTCGCCCGAACACGATTTCTAAATTTCATATCAGAAAATCTTAAAGGAGGCTACCGAATGAAATCCTACTGCGCCCAGAACTCCGATCGCTGCTGGAACTGCTCCCTCGTCAAATACGGCCGCGACTGCCGCAATCAGCCGGCCTCTTGGTGGCTCACGGCAGATGCCGCCAAAGCTTGGGGCCTATCTCCCGTCCGAGTGCGGGAACTTCTCCAAGCCGGGCGTGTACCCGGCGCCGAACAGGAAATCGTAAACGGCCATTGCGTCTGGTGCATTCCCGAAGGAGCGCCGCGGCCGAAACAACTGAAGCCAGGCCCAAAACCTAACGACATCGTCAGGCGGACATGAGCCGCCGACGGGAAAGGGGCGAGCATAATGTTGAACACGACACTGCACTACGACCACAATGAGGACGGCAGCGTTACGACCTATGCCATTGACGAGAACGAAACACGTTGGTATCTTCGCGAACTGCATGGTTGTTCTTCCGGTAAGTTACCCACCGGGGAAACCGTCTACAAAACGGCTTACAGGTTCACCCGTACGGCGGAGGAACCGGTTACATCCGGGTTCGACACCATTGATTTCGCGTATGCTCAACGGCATTACTAACACGCAGAGTGACGGGGCACACGCCCCGGTAATGCACGGCCCGGTCACAAGTCCGGGCAGATGAACTCGCACGACAGCCGAAAGGCGAGGGAGGATTTGACCATGATTTACGAGATTGAATCGTGCAGTAGTTGGACGGCGAGAGTTAAGTTTATGCCGTGCGGCAGGAAATACAAGCAATTCGCATGGGACAAACTCATTCAAAAACTTACCGCCTTTTCCACCGCGCATCCAATGAATTTCGTGCTGGGTTACTCGACCCACATGCCGCACCATAGGAAAGAATACGCCACGATGAATTTTTGTGGGCGGAAGGAGGTCGCGCAATGACGATCACGCAGTGGGCCGCGCTACACGGCAAATCAGCCGACAGAGCGCGCAGACTTATCAACGCCGGGCGAGTACCGGCAGCGCATCCAATCCCAGGCCGGGGCATTCAGATGGAGTGGGACATACCCGACGGGACACCGTGGCCGGAGCCACTGGGGAAGCCCGGCGCGAAACCGGGGAGCAAGCGAAAGAGCCGTCCATGAGGGCGGCTCTTCTTCTTTGGCCCAAGCTTTGATAATGCCATTGAAACACGAATAAAGGAAGAAATCAACCATAAGTTTTTAGCGCGTCTGTATGTTTCGTATTTCTTCCTTTGCATTTCGGTAAAGCTGTTGGCAATATTTCACGTGGTAATGCATTTCGTCGGCTATCTGCAGCCAGTTGGGAACGAACAAATCTCCGTCTTCTATGCATCGTTTCGTTGCAAATCCTTTCATGTATACGCAGCGCAAAATGTCCCGGTGCTGTTGGCTGATTCCGATTTCGTCCAAGCGTCGCTCTATCTCAAGAGTGCGATCTGCGTATTCCGTGCGCGCTACCAGCAGGCGGCGGATAGAATCAACCGCCGACACCGTTTCCTCGCCCATAGCATCATTTGATACGGTGCCGCGCGAACCTACCCGTATGCCCTGCGTGACGTGCTGCACTGCGGATTCCAGGCCAGTTATAAGCTCGTCAAGCCATTTGATTTCGTTCATAAGGGCCTGAACTGCTTTAAGTTCTTCCAGCAAACTTCGCGCTTCCCTCACCCTTCGCCCTCCCATCTCCACCAGAACCCCGCATGTTCTTTGCCATCCACTAACCACCGATACATTTTAGCGATACTCACCTCGGCAGCCTCGGCAGCCATCTCCGCATTGTCAAACGGCATCTCTCGGCCTAACTCGTCTATTTGTATGACGCTCCTGCCGGAGCCGTGCGGCCTGCCGTTTTTGGGCCTTTTATCATCCACGTATATGTACATCGCTCATGCCTCCGGCGGCAGCGGAAGGGGCCGCCAGTGGGTGACGTATCGCAGCGTAATATCGTATCTGTCAATCCATTCGTTCCCGCCGTCAAGATATGCCTCCTTCACGATAGGCCCGTTTGCCACTAGGTATCTCTCGCCGCACTTAGGCATTGTCTCTGGGCTGCACTTCACCCACCCGTCGGCCCTGCGGTTCCAGCGCTCTTTCGCAATCTCGAGCGCTGTTTCAAAATGCGGTTTTGTGAACGGTATTACCCATTCCACACACAGCGACGGCGAGCCACACCCGGCGAATAATAAATCATCGTTTTCGCCGCCTACATGCCACTCAAATTTCCCCCCGCAGAACGGGCATTCCCTCAATTCGCTCATTTCGCATCCTCCCCAGCAAGCTTGCGCAACCTGCTTATCAAGTCGAGCTGATACCGATATATATCCGGATCGCCATGATGCCCAGAAATCATTTCGCCCAAAACGTTTGCCGCTTCCCTTGCCACTTCCCGCGCCTCCCGCAACTCCTCCTTGAGCGTCCCGATTGTCAGTGAATCGCTTTGCGCCTGGTCGTGTGCCTGCCCAGGCTGAAAGGCTTGCCCATCGATAATCCGCGCAAGCCGCTTGACCTCCTCGCGGGAGGCAATGCATTCGGCGGCAATTTCTTCTGTTTCGGTTTTTGTTAATGCGAAGCCCTTCGCGATTGAGGCCATGCGCTCATCGCTCAATCTATTGGATTCCATTACTCCTCCGCCTCCATTTCATTGATGCGTTGCACTGCTTGCTGCGCTGCCCGCTTCCAGTGTTCGAGCTCTTTTTCAAGACGCCCAATATACTGATCCGCCCTATCGAGTTTGCTGCCGTCGTAGGCTTCGTATAGTGCCTTGCCTTCTGCCAACTTCGCCACTTCCTCGGGCGTCATGCCGGTGTCCTCGTAGGCGGCGAGGCGCTCCCATGATTCCATGATGCACAGGCAGGTATTTCGTGATGCCTCTATTTCTTGTTCATCGGTCTTCACTTTGGTGAGATACGCCATGCTCTTATGCGGTTCACGCGCCGTCAACCTATCCATCGTTCTCGCCTCCCTTTGGCTGCCCGTCTGGTATTGCATGACCGAGGCAACCCGTCTTATAGTCGAAATTGTCACACCCATTCGCCGGCAAAACTTCATGCCCTTTTGAAAGTTCATCAAGTAAGGCATTTCTCACTTCATCGGCTGTTGCGAGCCGCTTCCCATCATCCCCTATAAAACATGAAGCGTTACGGCGCATTTCCGCCTTACTCCAATTGAGTGCGCCGCGTACACTTAAGCAGAAGTGAATTGTGCGTCTCACTCCCCGTCGCCTCCCCTCTCGCGCATCGCGGCCTCGGCCTTGGGGCGGCGCTTAAGTCCAACCTCGTCAATATATGCCTGAGCCGCGCTCTCGGACGGGAAGATGCATTTCTCCCATAAATCCATCATCCATAAATCGAATTTCACTCTCCGTATTTTCAACGAAACGGGGCTGAAATTTTGCATCTTTTTCGCGTCTGCCTCCACTACGTAAACTATTTTGCCGAGTTTACAGGGCGGGGTATAGCACCTGCCCTCCCGTTCTGCCGCGCAGAGGGTTTCCAGGCGGTCGGTGTCAACTCCAATAATGGCTTTTTCCTTTCTTTCAGCATCAACGTACACCTGGTAGTTTTCCTGCTTCAACCGAAAGAAGTTTTTTTCATAGTTGATGTATTGGCATGTCTCGCACTCGTTATTGCAGCCGTGGCGGTTACACATACATCCTAAGGCTTTATCCATATCCGCCTTGATTTCCTCAACTTTCCTCATGGCCTGCTCCTTCCCGCCCTGCCGGGCTTTCCAGTCCTCGTACATGCCGGGGAGCTGGTCGGCAGTGGGAAGAAGGTTGCCGCAGTAGGGGCAAAAATTGTCACGCATATGGCTGTCAAGTTCCCACACATCGCATCCCTCATAGAGCGCCCACTGTGCGTACGGTATATTGTCGTGTTTGTGATCCGCAAACGATTCTCCGCAATCATCGTAAAACTCCACCGCCGCAATAGCCGTCGCCACCACCGCCTCGCCGTGCTCGCAGGGGTGCATATCGGCGGGGTGGGTACTCCAATCCTTTTCATAGACCATCTTGCCAGTTATGCCACACCGATGAGCCACATACTCCTTGCACGTCCCGCAGTTATATTTACACATTCTCCCGCCGCCTTTCCTGCTCCAAAAACTTGTCGATTGGGATGAGGGGGCATGTGTCGGGCGCGTCCCTCGCCGCTACAATCCTTCCAGATGCCTTGCAGCGCATTTCGCCCGTCTTCATGTCTATCGTCGAGAACCTACACCACATGCACTTCTCTGGATTCCCCTCCAACACCAGCACAACCCTTGAATTCTTACCCATCGTCCCGCGCCTGCCTTTCTGCCGCCTTTGCGGCATCCCTTAGCACCTGTTTCCGCTCCGTCTCAAATCTGCATTCCCTCACGACCAGATGCGGCATCCTTGTGTAATCCGGGTACGGCATGATAACCGCGCAGTATCCCGGCAATGAATTCGGGCACTTCTCGATTCCCCGGCATTGTTCGCAGTTAATGGCCTCGCGCTCTGCCTGCTCTGCATCGCGCTTGATTGCCCGGCGGGTAATTTCATCGGCGTAGTTCATAGCTCGTTCAGGTCGAAAACACCCGTTTTCATGGTCTCAAATTGCTCCTTCGTGTAAGTATGTTGGTTTTGGAAATTCCGGTCGGCAAAGTCCTCTCCGGGGTGGCGGTTTGTATTTTGTTGAGCGTCCGGTTTATAAAATAGTCCCTGGTGGCTGTTCACCGTCGCATACTCAAATGCCTTGATTTGCATTGTCTCACTGCCATAATCCCTAGCCCGGCTCAAATTCAGTTGCAGGGCGCGGATAGTATTGATGGCAAACTTCTTTCCCTTCGCTTTCCGCATCAAATACCAGTCGCATATAGCCTGCCGCAATCCCAGGTTGTCCGTATGCGCCTCAATCAGCAGCATGTATTCGGCGGGCACTTTTCCCGTACCCATTTGCACGGGGGGATTTATGGGGGGGCTAGATTCTCCGATAGGAGAATCGTTCTTAATATCGTCTCCTTTCGTCTCCTTATTTTCCTTTCCTTTCCTTTCCTTTCCTGTTATAAGGGTGTTATTTCGTGGTTTTAACGGTGTTATAACATCGTTATTTTTCCAGCGCGATTCCATGCCCTTCTTGCCCGCTTCTGAATACTTTTTAAGTTTACTATGGAATTCGGCTTTTCGTTTCCGCGCTGAATTGCTCCAAAACATAGCGCCGTCGGATTCAAACAAATGCGCATAATTAATACACACATCAACGATTGACTGTAACGTCGTTATATCAATGTTATACGCGAGCGCATAAGCCTCGATATCCTCATGGGCTATCGCCGTATTTTCCTCACGATACATGGCTTCAATCAGGAGCCAGTACATGCCATAGCCTTGTATTCCGCACTTCGCCCGAAGCTTTAAATGCTTTGGGTCTGACCCAGCATCATAGTCATGCGGGAAATGGTATGTGTCTTTCGGCATCCTCTATCTCCTTTGCGATATATTTAACGGACTCGGAATAACATTATAAAGCATCCTTTATTCTTTGTATCAAACCCTCTATCCCGTATTGCCGTTTCCAGAATTTTACGGTTTGGTAGTTTCGTCCGATGGCCTCGGCCCACTCCGAAAGGCAGGCCGTTCTATTGTCAATGGTGACATAAACGACACCCCTCTTATTTCGCATATTGACCGCATGAGTAACGTAGCGGCAGTTGTCGGGCGAATACCCTCCGTTGTTGTATTTGCGGTCTATTTCAAGTTCATCGGCGTATCCATTCTTTAGTGACCATTCCTTGAAGTTCTCATATATTTTCCATTCATCGCAAACGGTAATCCCGCGCCCGCCATAATGCCTATAGGCTGTGTATGATTCACAACAGCATCGACATATCATTGCGCGCCAAACGGTATAAAGGCGCGTATTTCTCTCGCCAATCTTATAATGTGGAACATAAAATCCCTTATTGTTCTCGTCCCAAATCTTTTGTCGAAACATTTAACCCTCCTTCACAGACATCACCCTTGTCGCTCAATCCGCGAGCTTCCTCCTTGGCGTTGACCGCATGCGAATCCCGGAAGCTTCCACGATCGCCCTTGTAATCGCCGGGCGCGTCCATTTCCTTTGAAAATTCGCCCAGCCCTCCGGCTTCTCCCCGGCCTCATCTATGTAGACCATCGCATAGGGTAAGAACCCGGCCCGCGCCGTATCGTATAACCGCTTCTCCGCCTTCTCCTGCGTGTCGCCCCGATACCCTGCCAGCACATAAGCGTATGCCTTGCCTTGCAGCCCCGCATCGCGCAACATCTTCCCGGCCTGCACCAATGGCTCGTAATCGTCCTTCGTGTCGTAAGCGCAATAAAAGCGGTCTACGCGGGCGTTGGCAAGCAGCTCCACATGCCACGGTTTCAAAATCTTGGCTTCCAGCCCGCCGGTGAATCGCGCAGGCTCCCTCTGCTCTTTCAGCATTTCAAACACGGCCCGGATATGCCCCTCGGAGCAGGCGAGAAGGTTATCATCCATGATGTTGTATCCCGGCTTGATTTCTAGTTCCGTCAACCCGCCCTCGCGCATCGGCACGGAGCAGAACCAGCAGTTGTTCGGGCAACCCCGGCTTGTAATCACACAACCCTGTTTGAGATACAGGCCGGGGATGAATTCGCCGCCCTTCCGTCCGTATGCCGGGCCGCCGAACTTAATCGGAACGCCTACCTGCCGCCATTGTTCCGCCCACGCCTCGGCCTTGTCGATGTCATAGGTAAAGGCCACGGAGAAATGAATTTCGTCTACCTTCGGCATCGTCAGCGGCGGCTGCGGCATCGAGAACGCCAGCGAATCCGTAGGCGTTGCGCTTGTCCGTGTCGGAAATACCCGCGCTATTTTCATTCTCTTGGCGTCCTCCTTGCCGCTATGCGCCGCCGCGCTCGATGTCCGCGATGGCACGCAGTATCTGGTAGACCTGATGAGGAACGACTGCGTTCCCTAAACATTTAAGTCTGTCCACCCGAGAGGGAACCCCATTAGCCACTCGACCCACATCGGGTTCAATGAGCCACCAACCTGCCCTGGCTCTGTTGCCGCCGCTCTGAGCCTCACAACCGTGCTTCTCCTGTCCTTCTGGCGATATTCCATAACCTCCGTGCTTGATGCGGGCTTGCAATCGTTGCTTGTCGGCGTCGGCCACATCTTCACCGCTGCATTCAAGTCCACTTGAACTTTCTGCCCGTTGTGATATGCCGTTCGCTCGCTGCGCCAATCCGTCACGTGTGCTACACTGCGGCCGCCATTTGGAACCGTTGGGGTAGGCCACATCTCCACAATCTCCTGCGGGGAAGGCAGGCGCCCTTTTGCAAATTTCTCCGACCGCCTGGACATTCTTGCGGTAGGTGTTCCAACCAACAATGAACACCCGTTCCCGCTTGTGGTTGGCTCCAACGTCGCAAGCTCCATAGCTCGCCCATCCGAAACGATACCCCATTTCGGCCAAGTCCCGGAGAACTCTTCCAAAGAACCGTCCATTCTCGCTTGACAGTAGCCCCGGCACGTTTTCAGCCAGCACCCACCAGGGCCCAAGTTCGCAAATGACTCGGGCAAATTCTCCCCATAAATCACGCTCGTCAGCAGACGCCTTACGTTTTCCCGCAAGGCTGTGAGGTTGGCAGGGGAACCCTCCCGAGAGCAGGGTGATTCCATCGGGGTCGATTCCGGCTTGTCGAACAGAGAACCTTGTGATATCTCGTACATCCCTAAACCTCGTTACCTCCGGCCAGTGCTTTTCAAGCACCTTCGTCGGGTAATCGGCAATCTCGCATTGGGCGACGGTCGTAAACCCCGCCCATTCGGCGGCCAAATCTATGCCCCCGGTGGAATGCCGGTGAAAAGACTAAAATGGGTCAGTTCACTGTTCGGCATATATATCACCACCTTTCGCGGCGTTCGTGCGGGAAGCGGTCAGACATCATCAGCCGCCTTGACCAGCTCCACGCTCCGCTCGCCGGCGGGGGATTCGTAGAGGATAAGGGTGTCGCCCGCCTGGATTTCTTTTTCGCCGCCTATCATCCAAAAGCAAGAGGAGCAGCTATGCCTGTAACAAAACGGCTTGCGTTTTTCGCCATCAGGTTCAAAACTTACGTAGGCGCAAAAATGAGCATGCTCCTCGCCCACCGCAACCCTCTTGACTTCCCCGCGCTCGTCGCTCATTGCCTTTCCCCTTTCTCGATGTAGACAGCCCAAACCCACGGGTTCATCGCCCACGTGTAGCCGCGTTTTGCGTTGAGTTCGTCCCAATAATTCATAAACCATCCCCGCGCATCCCCACGCTCATATTCAACAATGCTTGTATAATTCGGGTATCCTTCGTCAAGAGCATCCGCCTCCGTTATCTCCTGCACCCGCTCCGCCCTGACCGCTTTCACGCGCAGGAAGATGCGGGCGGCCTCGCGGGGCATGAAGATGGAGGGGCGCCAACGATCACCCTCGCGGTTGCACCAACCAAGTTCGGGCGTGGCCTTGTAATAGTAGCGGCCCTTACTCCATTCGCGTTTTGCCCAAGTTTCCCGCACCCAGAGGACATCGCCGGGTTGATAAGGGGCAAACACATGCTTTGCCTTTATATCACTCTCCCAATGCCATCCGGGGTGATTCTCGATTATCGACGGCTTCACCACCCGCCGCGTCATGCTTTTGCGCCCTTCGAGGATCGCCTGCACCATAGGCGTTGAAAATATAATCGGCTTCATCCCCGTCCTCAATTCAGCAGGCGGAGCTGCGCGCTGTGGTTGTCGATGATGTACTGGGCAGCGGCTTCGGTAGCGAATGTAATTTCCCCAATGACATATGCGCAGAGCCCGTATTCATATGGACGCAAACCATTCCCCTTGTCTGCGATAAACCAGCGTCCTGCCCCGCCGTTCAAGTCTCTCCATGCCTCCAAAAAGCGCCGCGCGTTCGTGCGGGCGATTTCGGCATGATGATCCTCGACGCCCTTGGAATAAAACTGCTCACGACAGCTTGGGCAAAAGCCTTTCGTATGGAATCCAATAGCGTCCGATACGGGAGGCTCTGCCCAGCCGGATGGCTCCGGCTCCTTCCACCTCGGCTTGTCCCTCTCGTCGTAGTAGGCGGAAATGTATTGCCCCCATAACATGGTTCCAACGATTCTATCGTCCGGCAACCCAAGAGTTGACGGTTTAAAATAAAAAGTTGGGCCGATATGAAAACACCCGCACGGCCCGATTGCGTCAGTAATTGGATTGTCGAATGGTTCTATGCACCCGAGCGCCTGTTCTTTTGTGAGCGTACTTAAAATATTGTCCAATGTCTTTACCCTCCTTTTCGATTTGAATTCTCTTTGCCGCGCCGTCTATTCCGTAACGCTTAACCCACCATGCAATGGTAGCCACTGGCCTTTTAACTCTCCGCGCCCATTCCGATAAGCATAACGATTCCTCGCCAACTTGGATTGTTATGGTTGTGCTTGTATGGCTCATATTAATAAGTCGAGTTGTAAAGCAACAATTGCTGGAATCGTAATTTCCATCATTATCCTTGCGATCAATTTCAAGATTATCAGCATAGCCATGCGACAACGCCCATGTCTTGAATGTTAGATAATCGTGCCACTCGGGGCAAATTGTAATGCCCCGCCCTCCATAATTTTTGTAGAATCTATGAGACGGATTTTCGCACCGCTTTTTCATATTGCCCCAAATACAATATAGGCGCGTTGCCGCCCCGTTTCTATAATCTCCATGCTTGGATGAACGCCCGGATTGGCAACCACAAGCAATTGCATGACCGCGCCTTATATCGCTGGGAGAATAGAGTTTTTCTTGCCCACAGTCACAAGCGAATCTCCATAGTCGAGTCCCGTATTTATTCTTCCCGGCAGGTTCAATAGCGGTTAGCATTCCAAACCGCATTCCCGCCAACATCTCTATCATGTTCAACCTCCATTCATATTCATATCCACGCGTGCTGCCCCTGCGCCCCGTCAACGGTTCGCCCTTATTCGACCGAATGCCCGTGTTTCAGTGGAACGCATCCTGCGCGTTCCTAGAGCATCAGAATGGGGTATCGTCCTCCGGCTTCAAATACTCCTCCATTGCTTCCGTCGCCGCTGTCGACCCACGGCAGACAATGGCCTTGTTGCCTTGCCTTTGGAGCAAGTCAATCCAATCAGCTTGCTCATCCGACACCCTGCCCCCGTCTATCCTTTTCAGTTCAATGTAGAGGGAGTGAAAGCCATTCCGCGCCACTGGTAGGCAAATATCGGGTACGCCAGGCTTGACGCCCTCGGCCTTAAGCCTCCCCGCCGTAGCCTTGTTTCGCGCGCCGCCGTTCGGAATCGCGTACATCAGCCACAACTCCGGGTATCTGCCCTCCATGAGCCGCGCCCACTGGAAAAGCGCCTGCTGTTCCCCTGATTCCAGGGGGATTATGCGATTCTTCATTCGTCCTCCGGTTCCGGCTCGTTGTCCTCGTCGAACGGCACTTCGTCCGGCTTCTGTGCGGCCTCGCGCCTCAATCGCTCCAACTCCCGGATGTCGGCCTTTGTCTCGGGGCGGTCGGCGAACGGAGAGTTTTTCAGTATGCGTAGACGGGCATTGATGGTCTTGGCGTTCATCTATCTCCCTCGCTCTCGCGCATTTCTCGAAGTAAGGGCGCAAAGCGCCCGGTGGTGGTAGTTAAATCCGCTTGTGTCCGTGCCGCTTTTCTCTGCCAGCGTTATAAAGCATTTTTTCGTCGAACACCTTCTGGATGTCGATGCCGTAATAGGCGCAAGAATCAAAAACACGAATCAATTCATCCGCCAATTCAGCGGGAATGCCCTCAGGTTTTCCGTCGTTGGCATGATATAATTCGTGGGGTTCGCGATGACTTCTGTATTCCTCCACCGCTTCCGACAATTCCGTGTGCATCAAGGCAATGTGGTCGAGAAAATCATGCGGCGCGGGGTCATACCAGCCCTTGGATATGGCTAATCCATGACATTGTTTTGCGTAATCGTTTAAATCCATTTCCCCTACCTCCCGCCCCGCCCCTTATCGAGCCGCAGGCTTATTTGCGTTGAGCCGCATTGTCGCGGGCTTCCGGTCAGTCGTCCCACGGCATTTTCGTATTGGTTTCGCGCATCGCGTCGCCCTGCGCCTGTTTAGGGGCGTTTGCTTCTTTTAGCCGTTTGAGTTCTGGCACGGTGAAGTCGCCCGCCTTAATCGCGGCAGTACTGCGATTCTGCGCAACATAGACGCGCTCTCGTAGGTTATTGTCCTTGTTTATGAACTCCTCATAGGCGAGCACGAGGCCAATGTTTTTGTTGATGAGCGTTTGCTCCGCCCATTCCCATTTGTAGCCGGGGTTGGATTCCACAATTGCGGTTATGAAGCCCTTGAAAAAGCCCACCGCGCTATCCTTGTAGCTACGGCAAAACTGACCATACCACTTGCCGGTGCGCTTGAAGATCTCCGTGTACCAGCCACGCTTCGGGCCATCCGTGATGTCGTACTCGATTTTCAGATATTGCCTATCCTGAACGTCTTCTACGCTCTTAATCTTGCAAATGTACCCACCGGCGGGTAACTGTTCAAATTGCCCGCCCTGATTGGCTTCTGCGGATTCATAGCCGTTTGCCATACGCATTTCACTTTACCTCCTGCTTGATTCCGTAATATTCCCGAATGGCCGTATCCACGGCCTTTAGGTCGTTGTCGATTTCGATTGTGTCAAACATTCCCATTGGAGATTTTGCGATATCGAAACCGCTGGATTGCGTCATAAAAACATGTTTCGCCTGGTCGCCTACCGCCCGTAAAACGATGGTGAAAAGCCCTTCGAGGCACACCTTTTCGTCCAGCAATTTGCCGATGGTCTTGGGTTTAATGTCGCCGGAATCACTTTTTTCCTCGTGCATCAAAAGATACACGATTTTTTCCGGCGGCATTTCTTCGGAAATGAGGCGAATAAGCGAATAAAATTGATCGGCCAGGTCATTGTAAAGCTCGAATACCGCGTTACCCTTGCCCGTGTTGGCATGACGTGACATGAACTCGTGCGTGATAAGGTATCCCGCATCGTCAATTACGAGCGCGGGCACCTTCGCGCCTTTGAGCGCGAACAGAACCCGTGAATAGTTTGTCGTGTTTTCTGTTTTCAGGCTGGTCTTGAACGGAAGCGGCTTGCCCATCACGTTGATGATACCGACCTCGCCGGGCTTAAAGTTTCGCAATGATGCGCTTTTCCCGGAACCGGACTTGCCAATGATAAGAACTGGTATTGCCATGTTTTCCTTCCTCTCTGTTTAATTAGCGTCCTGATTTCCTGCGGCATTAGGCAACCCCGCAAAGCCAGAAAATCAGTTGTACCAACCCAAACCCCACGCAAAAGCCAATCAAGAAACACGCGATGTACCATAACGCCCTTTTCATCCCTGCTTCCCCTCCTAATAGTGCGCCGGGCCGATATCGGCGACGGCCGCCCTGTTCTCCTCCGCAGCGTGCGCCTCTTTCTGCTGTGCGGCCCGCCTGCGCATGAACTCGGTCGCTTTCGCGTTCTCCTGAATGCAACCTTCGGTGCGCACCAGCAACCCGCGCAACGCTTCCTGGATTGATGCCAACCGCGCTTTCCCCGCGTTTTTGATGCCGGCCTCAATGTCGCCCTTTAACTCGCCCATCAAAAAGGCTTCGCGTTCCGCTTCATCAATGTCCTTCATCAGTTGTTGCTCCGTGGCATAGTCGTATTTCATTCCTCATCCTCCTTATCCGATTCATCCCCGGCCCGCAGCATGGGCCACACGAACAGTAACGTCGCTACCATGACGGCCAGCCCCACCAGCACCCACCAGTACCAGGCCATGCGCTCACCCTCAATATTTGAATTCCGCAATTATGTACAGCGCCCAAATGAACGCCACGCAGACAAGCGCGAGTATCACTTTCCAAAGCATATCGGCGCACCACTCCCGGAGGTTCTGCTGAGCCCTATCGCGGCGGTGGGACTTCCAAACGGTGTGCGACCCATCGCGGCGGCAGAGTTCGTGGGGCCGGAAGTCGCCATCACGGTAGTCGAAGATAACGGCGGGCTTCATGGGGTAGCCTCGGCAAAAATGCCGCACTCATCAAGTATGGGTAGTATGTCGGCGGGATTGTCGATTGCGCGAGCCGCCTCGCTTATGGCCGTTGAGTTATCGCTCGGCGGCGGGCTTTCGTCAACCGTCAGCAGCATCGCGTCGAGCTTAGGCGCAGCTCTGCGGTCGTGGATCAGCGTGGCGCATTTGCGCACCGCCTCGGCCTGCTTTTCGGCGGGCATTTGCGCCGCGACAAAATATTTCCAGAGCCATAGGTCGAATGAATGGAAGTCCTTTTTCCCCAGCGTCGTTCTCAATACCTCCCGTATATCGCCGCCCTCCGGGAAGCACCTCCTGAACCGATCGATGATTTGGTCGCATACCCTGTTCTTGCCGTGGTCTATCATGTCAATTGTGCAATACATATCCAATTTCTCCTTTCCTCTCCCGGTCTCTGTCGCGGCGCTCGCGCTTTTCCCGCTTCTTCTGCATCTGCCGCGCAAGCTTCGCCGCTTTCCGCGCCTTGTTCTTCTCACGCCGACCTTCGCTCTTGTACTTGGCGCACCAATCATGCATGCGCCCGTATTTCTTGGCTCCGCTTCCGCCGCTTTTTGCCACTGCCATTCTCCTTCCGTATCTCCCAGCCCGGCCCCGCACTGCCGGGGAACTGTGCTACGCATGTGCGGCTGTGTTGCCCGACTGCCGGGTGGCCTGTTTGATTAGGCCAGTTGCTAACCGCGGTTGGCGGTCTGGTGGGCGGGGCAGGACTCGAACCTGCGACATCCAGCGGTGAAGCCTGTTGTACATCAGAAAGCCCGCTGGCGCTCTACCGTCTGAGCTACCCCTCCCATGCGCCCCTTTCGGGGCTACGCGCCGCCGGAGGGCGGGCTATGTTTTGGCTTCGAGTTCTTTGATTCGTGCCGCGAGCCTGTCAATTTCTTTAAAAAGGTCAGGCAAGGCGTTGCGGGCTTCGATAAGGATTAGGGCGTCAGGATGATCGATATAATCATCCCATCCCTCGTGATGGTCTTTGCCGGGGTATGATTTCGCCAGCATGTCGCAACGGGTCATGCCGCGTCCGCCGCGCTCGGCAACGGGCCCTTCGTATTTCTCGAACCGTTGAAACGTCAACCCCGCGCCCCTCATGCCCCAGCGTTCACATCCCATAACGTAATACTGGCCGCTGTGCGTCGTTACGATTTTCACGTTCTGGTCACAAGTCCGTAAATCCCACATCCACGGCCCCGGTGTTGCCTTCTTTTCGGCTTCACGCAATTCTTTAAAATCCAAACCCATTCCCTCCCGTTTCCGGCCCCGACGGTGTCCGTCCGCAGGCTTATGTTGTTCACAGCTCCACCGTCTGCTCCGGGAACTTGATGCTGACGCGGGGGCCGTACTTGGGCGACAGCTCGCGCAGGACGTCTGCGGCGGGGAGGACGACGGGAACGGGCGGGTTGATGAGGCGGATTTCGTCAAGGGCTACGCAATGGCGGATGCCCCTATACTCAAAGGCAAATGGGCAAGCGTCGTGATCGTCCCTATCTATCCTTACTTTTGTTCCCGCCGGAACCTCCTCGTGACCGCGCAGTAATTCCACCCAGTCCCCCACCCGCGGTCTGCGCTCGTCGGATTCCTGCCAGTCCCAGGCGGGCTCGGTGCCGCGCATGACGTGCTGAATGGCCTCGGCCTGGTTCTCCATCTGCGCATAAGCGATGATGTCGTATGCGTCTCCGTTGCTAAAGCACGGCAAACATGTAAACCAGCAGGGCCCCGCATTGACGGTGTCTGCGTTTATCAATTTCACATCGCCGCTTGAAGTGCGGGTAACGAACGCCAGCCCCTCGCCCCGCGTCTTGCACAGCGTCCTCTCATTGATGTCTTCCAGTCTCGGTTTCATGGCGAATTCCCCTTTCTTCTTCAGATATCTCACGGAATATGCAATCGCATCCATGAAATCGCATCCTTTAGCCGCCTCACAAAGGCCCGGAAAGCTCTTAACTTCCGGCTTACGCGCTTTGCGGACGAGGTCGGCGCATGTGGTTCGTAGTGTCTGACCGTTAGGCCAAACCAGGAACCATGTACCTGCGGCGGGGTCGCAAGCCTTGGCGTCTCCGTAGACCTTGTGACATTCGCACGTTGCCCGCACCGTGTCGCCCGGCTCTATGGTCGCAGGAGAAAAGTCGGAGGCATGCCAATGCCCTGTTTTCACGGCGTCTGAATGTCCAAGAAGAAACGAGCCGCCAAAATCATCAGAGTAATGCTTGACCACCAAGAATCCATCGCGATCATACATTTCGCCGATGTCGAACTGTCTTTGTTCTTCCCACGTGTTGTTGATTGCCGGTGCATGAAGCACAACCTTCATCCCGTCATTCACGTCTTTTGCTTTCACTTCTTACCCTCCTTCGTTTTTACAGTTACCGGCTGACTTCTAACCAACATCGAGTTACCGAGCGAGCGCCACATCAGATACACCCCACAGCCAGCACGTTCAACAGGCCCACTACGAGCACTCCATATATCCACGCCCAGACGTGCCAGCCGAGCAGCAGGATTGCGACGGCGAGCAGGATATAGAGCGTGGCGCGCTTGCGGCGACGCGAGGCGTACATGGGGCGGACGTTGTCAATCATGAGGAGTTGCCTCCTGCTTGATTAGCTCGACCGTGCTGTCTGAATAGAGCACGATGGTGTCGCTCTCTGCGATTGCTCCGGTTCCTTTGTAACGAATCACGCTATATTCGCATGAGTCACAAAGACGATGGGGGCAAAAATACAACCATTTCTTTTTAGGAAGAAATTCATACATTGCGCACCAGCAACCGATTGCCTTGCTTCTTGGCCCTACGACCACCCTTTTTACCTCTGTCCTGTCCTCTGACATCCTTAGTTCGCTTCCCTTCCTGGCCGGCTCGACCGTATCATCGGCCTGCGTTGTTTTTCTTTGTGCCCAACCTCCGTGCCCGCCCTTTGGCCGGATTTCGTTTAGGTCTTAACCCTCGCTGATAGTCCCGCAGGCTCCACATCGCGATATGCCCCAGGTCGTTTTTCACGAGTCGGCCATCCCTGCACATGGCGTTGACCGTGGAGCGGCTTGTGACGTCCAGCAGTTCCATCGTCCGCTTCACGCTTGCGCTGCCTAAATCCGCAGTGTCGCCAATCGATTCCAGCGCGTCGAATATGATGCCAACGGCCTGAATTTCAAGCGCGTGCGCTTGCTTCAGCAGCGATACGGCCTTGTCTCTAGTGCTGGGTTCAATGGATGGAAGCGGATGAACGGTCACGGGTAGCCTCCCTATGCCGTCAGTTGACGGCGATGTATCCTCTGGCTGTAGTCGGTCAGTATCCGCTTACGCTCCTCGTAAAGCGGCGTGGTAACGACCAGCCCCGAATCAAAACGTTGCAACTTCGTAACCATATCCAGTTGTTCCGGCGTGAGGAAGGGGCGGATGCTGTCGCCCGTGATGTTGTGGGCCGTTCTGAATTTCTTGGTGCTCATGCCGAGCACGATGCGGTTAATAAGGTCGAATTCGTTGCTGAAATTGTAGGAGTGGACTTCCCCGTCCTTGTGAGCCATCTTGATAGCCTCGGTCAGGTCTTTGAACTCGGACTTTGCGACGAGCAGTTGACGGATGAAGGATTCCATCTGGTTGAATGCCTTGATGTACCGCTCCTTCGCGTCGGCGGCCCGTTTGCCCCGATATCCCATTGCCAGGAATATGAAGCCGTCGAAGGTCATGGCGAAGCACGGCTGTTTTTTGCTCTGCACGTTCTTGTATGAGGACTCCGCAAAGTTGCGGAGTCGAAATTCATCAGAGCATTCAAGGTTCCGCACATCGCGCAAAACATCATCATGCTGCTTGCCGAAATACTCCGCCACGCGCAGACTGTCGGTCATGGGTTTATCTTCTTTGTTGAAAACAAGAGTTAGTTCGTTCACTTCAAATCCTCCTTCGTGATTGCCTCCCTCCCCGATAGGTGGTAAGATTTATCGGGGAAGGAGGTGATACTGATGGCTAAAGACATTGACAAAGAAGTCGCTCGCAGCATTCTCATTGCCTTAATCGAGAAAGGTCTGTTCTTTGGTGGGCGCTCAAACGAAGAGAACGCAAGGGAGTTAGCGGCGACCTACACGATTCTTGTCAGGGCCTCGTCCGAATCGGAAGATTAGTCAACTCAATAACGCATCTGACGACCTCCGGCAACACTTCTACCTTGTGTGCCGGAGCTCCGTTTGCAGACGCTTCTTGACAGAAGGATAAAAGCTGGTTGACCAAATCATTGCGCTGTTGTTCGCTCATGCCCGTACCTCCTTTCTTTGCTAACTTCTGATTCCCGATAGTCGGCGGCAACAAAAAACATTTGACGAGCTTGTGAATAGCGTCGACAAGAGTCACTTTCTGCCGGAATGTCATATCGGAGGTTAATTCCTCGAATTCTTGATACGTCATGCCGCACTTCCTTCGTGTTGATTATTGGAAATTATTGTCATATAATGTATTTAGCCCCATGTGGGCAAGCCCAAGAAGAAAGGACTGATGCAATATTAGCCAACTTTTTGTACTTGCCCAGTTCCCCATCCTTCGCGTAGCATCCAGGCGTATCAGCCGGGGGATAGCCGTCCCGGTGGCCTATGCGGGGGACACGTCAGCGAAAGGGCAAAGCTGATTCGTCAGCTTAGCGCAGAAAGAGACTGCGCAAAGTGACGGCGGAGAAGGGGCCGGTCTCTTGCTGACCGGTTGCCCGGAAAATCTGGTTGCTCCCTTACGCAGCACCAACTGCGGGGAAAATGGGTGGGAGTTTTCTGGATTTCTCCGGACATGCATCCGTGGGTTGAAAAAACTGGCTTGGCTCCGGACTGTAGCAAGCGGCACGGAGCCTTGCTCCAATTCACTTGCCGCCGTTTTTCATTTCGCAGGCGTACTTCCGCAGATAAACCGCTTTCATCTCGCCGTCGTAGAAGAACTCCATCTTGTCGCCCGGTTTCACATCCATGAGGTGGCGCAAGTCTACCGGTATTACAAGGCGGCCCAGTTTGTCGATTTCGCGGATTTGTCCAACGGGTGTTAACATTTCTTTTCCCCTTTCGCGTGTTTGCCGTAAATCGCTTCGCTCACGCTGACGGGCAGGCTATACTTATCGACCAGCGACATCAGTTCTACGATTTCGTCGAGTATGGGTTGGCGCTCGGTCAGCATCTTCGGCGTCATGTCGCGCTTGTGCAGCATCTTCGCTTCGCCATGCAGATTGGAAACGGCTTTATCCGCTATGCAATTGCATTTGATGAAGTCCACGCGCACCGGACGGCGTAGCGCACCGCAAAGCCGGTACATGGCCTCTTTCTGGTGCTCCTTGTCGAGCATACGGAAAACCTGGAAGCCCTCGAGACCGGAGGCGCGGCGGAGTTCGCGGAGAACACTGCAAACCCACTCCTCAAACGCTTCTGCCTCCGGGCGCTTTGATTTAAAGGCGAGTTTGTATATGCCGGTTTCAGAAATGATGGATATATCCTGCCATCCGCCAAGGGTATTCACTAAGTGAAGACCCTTTTGATGTGGCTTAAGCATTCTCAACATATTATTGACTTGGCTGTATGCCAGCGCCTCGGCAATGTCAGACGCGAATGCCCACCAGTCATTAGGCGTGATTTCGACAAACCGGATTTCGTGACCGAGCCAAAGTTCAGTTTTCATGCCGGTTCGCCATTTTTGGTAAAGAAATAGTCCGGAGATATTCCAAAATAAGCGCAGAGGTTGAATAACTCGTCGACTGAAAAGGAAATATCTCCTCTGATTTTGTGGCTAAACAGCGAACCGCTGATGCCAATTGCTGCCGCTACTTCTTTCTTTTTCTTGTTTCTTTCCGCGACAAGTACCCTAACTGCTGTAGAAATGTCTTGCATTTACTTACCTCCAATTTGAGTATTCCTCAAACCATGATATGAGAATATCACAAGGTTTAGCTATAGTCAATAGGGAGTTTTAATAATTCTCAAATTATTTTTTAAAAAAGTATTGATTATTTTTCAAATGCGGTTATAATAAAGGCTAAAATAGGGAGGACATTATTCAATATGCGCCGTGTAGAAACAGCAAAAGAGAATATTGCAAGAAACATCAAAAGGTTTCGCGAGGCCGCCGAATTGACACAAAAGGACTTGGCGGACAAGCTTAACGTTTCAATATCGGCAATATCGTTATGGGAAGCAGGGAAAACATCACCTAACGCAAACCAGTTAGTGACACTATGCCAGATATTTAATAGGCCACCAACGGTTATATTCGGAATTGTTGATGAATTCGCTACTCGCGAACAGGAAAAGGACGCTCTGTATCGTCTCTACAATCAAGCGCCGGCCCACGTGAAGCAGGCAGTTGATGCCCTGTTAAAACAGAAAGGATAAGTACCTGGGTTAACAACGGGACGTCTTCGTAACCGTGCATCGCCGTACTCCTTCAACAATCTTCCGACAATCGCCCATATAAATCATAGGGCAATGTTAAGTATTTGTAAAGACCAGTAATAATCGTTTTAGATATTAATATACGCATAGATGAACGTGCCGCGCAAACGTATGTTTGCTTTTCGTTGGGCTTGATTTAATCATTAGATAGGAGATAAGCCGCAATATATGGGAAAACGGTAATACTAAAGCGGAATATTCAAGGAACATTCGATTCTGGCCGGATTGCAGCAAACGAAAGGAAGGGCGGAAATAATGGTTAAGGCAATGTGGTTTTTGGGATGCAGTATTCTTGCGGCGGCTGTTATTTTCGCGCTCGTGCAATTCTCAACGACTTATTATAATCAGCAGGAATCCGCAAAGATGGATAGATATTTCTTTGCGACGGATGGCGGGTATATCACTGCGGTCGCGGATAAGCAGACGGGCGTTGTCCGCTACGCTACGGGCCAGACATGGGACTTCCTCACCGAAGGGGCGACAATAACCGGTAGGGGTGAATAGGCATGTGGTACAATTTCAAGACGCATGACAAAATGACCGACGTGGTATTCGACGGGATGCTAAACGCGGAAATTGCGGAGGGCAAAGACCCGATGCAATTATTGGCTATTGCTCGGCTTAATGGATGGGAACGCACGACGGATAAAAACAAGGTAAGCCGCCTAAAATGCGCAAGACAGAAATCAACCGGAAGGAGAGATATAAAATGAAACTTGCAAGGCGATTAGTTATAGCCGTTTTCCTTTTCTTGATGGTATCTGTTGTATCGTTTAGCGCGAGCTATTTAGCGATTTATAGTTATGTAAAATCAGACAGCTATGCACCCACGACCGCCGCGCCAATCACGACAGAAGATAAAACGCTTATAGTCGGCGTCGGCGGGGATTATGCGACTATCCAAGAATCTATCGATTCACTTCCTAAGTTCATTGAACATGTTATTATAATTGAAATTTGTGCTGGCGAGTACAATGAAGATATCCATATAGATAAATTATATGGGTCGGGTTATTTGTACATTCGCCCTCGTGCGGATGATGTGGTAAAGGTTAATAGTTTCGATATAGAAGATTGTTCTATGAATCTGAACATCTACATTGATAGAATGGAAATAACTTCTACCATCGGAACCGCCGTTTCTGTATCAATGAGCCGTGTTACTCTTACATCTCTCACGATAATAACATCCGCATCAAAATGCGATGGAATCCGTTTTTATTGCGCAACTGGCGTAGTGCATGGCTGTACGATTTCTAATCATTTATATGGTATAATTGCCGAATATACATCAAGCATTTTTCTTAACCTTGTTTCGGGGGAAAAGAACGTTGTGGGAATATGTTCCGTTGCTTCTACGGTTTATGCCACCACCCCCACAGTCATTTCGGGAGAAATATCAAGGTTGGCCCAAGCCGGGGGAATTATAAGCGAATAAAATGAGGGGGGCGGCATACCATGAAACTCGCGCGGCGCTTGCTGGCAATCACCCTTCTTCTCTCGATGATGCTCCTTGTTTCCTGCGGCCCGGACAAGACCGAAACACCCGTCGCTGCAACCTCCGAGACTGCTACAAAGTATAAATTGGGCGATGTAAACGGCGATGGGATAATCAATAGCAGCGACTATGACCTGGTTAGATTATCCATACTAGGATTTGAATCATTAACTGGCGATGCTCGGAAAGCAGCCGACGTTAACATGGATGGGAATATAAGCATCATAGACTATTCGCTAATAAGGCTTGATGTTCTCGGGCTAAAAAAGATAAATTAATAGTAATGGGAGGCGCACCGCATGCCTAAGCGGCCCGACAAGCCGAAGAAGAAACCGCGCCGCACGTCCGTTGTCGTGGGGCATACCATCCTTATCGGCAAGGATGGAAAGCCCCTTGTTGATAAACGCGGCAATGTCCGCAAGAAACCGATAATCAAATACCCGACCGGCCCCCACCTCGCGGACAAGGTGAAGGAACTTAAGCGCATACACGGCGCGGGCGGGCCTGGCGCGCTGTACGACGTGTTGTTCGGGGACTACGCGGAGAAGTGGCTGGGCGGTCAGGAAGGACTAGTCGATGAAAACACGCTCAGCAATTACCGCGCCCAAGTTCGCAATTATCTTGTTCCATATTTAGGAGAACGGCAAATTCAGGCGATTCTCCAATCCGATATAAAGCTTGCTTTCGCAAAGTTGACCCGTCTTTCCGTAAACGTCCGCAGAAATATCCTTGTCCGCGCCAAGTCCATATTCTGGCAAGCGGTTGACGATGGAATCAGGCCGGACAATCCAGCGCGGTCAATCAGGATGCCAATGGACAGAGAACAGAAGCGGCGAGCGCTGACCGAGAAAGAAGAAAAGACGGTTGAAAAGTTTCTTGCAACGCGCTCCGGAACGCAAGAATCAATGGCGCTGGCGATATTCTTTTATGCCGGCGTCCGCAAAGGCGAATGTTATGGACTGCAATGGAAACATCTGGACTTCAAAAATCGCAAAGTATTAATCCGGCAGCAGTTGAAACCGAAGAAGGGCACGGGCGGCGTAATCAGTCCCAAACTTAAAACGAAGCGATCGTATCGCGATATACCGATGCAACAGCAACTATACGACGCGCTGTACCCATATCGCGGTCTTCCCGATATATACGTGTTTCAGAAAAACGGGAATTACATAACGATGAACGGCGCATACCGCATATGGCTTTCAATAAAGGAGTATAGTCTTGACTTCCGGGATATATCCTATCATTATTTCCGGTACAACTACGCAACACAGATGATGATCGCGGGCATACACGAAGCCGAGGCCGCAACATATTTTGGCGACACGGTTGCCGTCATGGAACAGGTATACGGTGATATCAAAAAATATTTGCTGGCGAATCCGAAGAGCAAAGCATATGATATTTTCCCCATCGTTGCGAAATCGTTGCACATAGGCGAATCGGAAACCCGTACGGATTGAGACGCCATGCGGGGTAGAGTGCGCTTCCAGAAAGATTATATTACAATGATTCACGCTGTACTTATGTGAACCGTCGTGCCCATACAGCACGTAATTGCGTGATTCTTGGACGCACATGCACATAAGAGTTTAAATCGTTCGTAGCAAAATCGTTGCTATGTCCCGTATGCGCCTGCACTTTAATGGCCGCCCTGGTCGAGCAGGCTTGTGAAAGGAAACTACGGAAATTTACATAAGAAAAAGCCCCGCTACTCGGCGGGGCGATTTGCCTTGCGCTTCGGACACCAAGGCGGGGAGGTCTTGCAAGCAGGGGAATTCTCGCCAGGAGGAGTAAATCCGATAAACGCAACCATCTTGGGACTACGTGGAAATAATCGCTCAAATGTTTCGACGGCTTTGGGGTGACTGCACAAGCATTGGGCGCGCGGCCCCTTTAGGACGCGATTGCTTCTACTTCTTTCTGCCCGATTGCATATACGGACATCCTCGCATTCTCTGCACTTAGGCATCATGGCTTGGGCCTCTTTCATCTTGTGATTATCTTTTCCAATTCTTCTGCGCCGATATGGTTAATCCTGTGGCAATGCGGACAGTAGTAACCACCGGTTAAAACAACGTGCCCGTTATCAAGAGCAAACCAGCAATTGCAATATTTGCAATATAGTCCGGCACTCATGGATGGGCCTCCTTCCCGCGCAGGTCATTCATGCGTTCGTTCCAATTCTCGATTGCCCCGTCAAGACCCCACCCACTCGCAGATTCCCAGCATGATAAGCAGTACAGTTCATCATACTCCTCGCCTTCCTCGTTTTCTCTCTCGCTATGGTCTGGAAATCCGCCTCCACAAATACAGGGCAACGGCTTTGCTTCGCATTCATCGTATATGCTATCCAGGCCTATTCCTCCTTCTTCGGTTCGTCGTGCCGCGCCATCCCAACGATCCGCCACGGCGTTATCGGCTTGCTCTTGCCGTGCTTCTTCAATATGTTGGTTCTCTCGATAACAACATCGTCTATTCGATGCCATTCCTCGATAACGGTTACGGTTTTCTTCATCCCCTATTCCTCCTTCTTCGCCCGCAGGTTGTCGGACTTGGGCGCGGCGTAATACTCACGCAATATCAATATTTCAATCATGCTCGTCAGGCTGCGCCGCTCCCTCTCGGCAAGTTTTCGCAAGGCGTTTTTTACGCCCTTGTCGAGCCGGATATCTATCCGTTCTTTCACAATATCACCCCTCGGCCGCATTGTACAGCATATTGACGTACATGTCAAGCACAAAAAATACCCTCGCCGCCCTTTCGAGCGACGAGGGGGAAGGAGGAGGATTGGGAGAAAGCTATTTGAAGAACACGAAGTACTTCCGGCTCTGGTCTTCAAAGACCTTGACCGAAGCATACTTGCGCAGGGAACTTGCGGGGTCGTTGGCGTAGATATTGCCGCCTGCGTACTTCCACAGCGTGATGTAGTGCCCGTCTTTCGTCCAGTAGCCTTTTCCCATGAGTGCCACGACATACGCGCCGGATTGCAGGGCCTTGATAGCCTCGGCGGTCGATGTGGTTTCGTAGTAGCGTGAGAACTTGTATTTCTTCGCAATCCACGGGAAGAAATTTTGAGCCGTGCCGTCGTTGTCTGTGCGGAATCCATTGGCGACGGCCATCGCGCAGGTTTCCACGGGCGTGATGGTGGCGTCCACTAGCGTGGCCAGTATGTCCGCTGTTGCGGTAGGCCCGCACCCGCTGGACTTGATGGTCTGTGCCTTGTCGCCGTGGTTGGAATACACGGTCTTGGCCCAGCGCTTATCATACTGCTTCAAGTCCACGGGCTGCACGGGATTCAGCCCCGGAACCACGGCGGGCACGTACTGCGTCAGCAGATAGGCCCAGGTCTTGGTGCCGACGATGCCGTCTACTTTCAATCCGCCATCGTTCTGCAACGTCTCGACCGCCGCATTGGTCTGTGGGCCGAACTTGCCGTCAATTGCGATGCCGAGCAGGTCCTGCACGGCCATGACGGTGTTACCCTTGCTGCCCTGCCGCAGTTCCGGTTGTGCCGTGGCCAGCGCCGCCCACGTCAGCGGGCCGCATATGCCGTCTACGGCAAGCCCGTGCGTCCGCTGGAACTTCTGCACCGCCGCTAACGTCTTCGGCCCGAACTGCCCGTCCGCAGTGATGCCAAGCAGCCGCTGCAAGATGCGCGCGGCCTGGTTGACAGAGCCGTATCTGATTTGTAGCATAGTACCTCCTTGTTGGGCATAGAAAAAGCGCCGAGATTGCCCCGGCGCTTATCCGTGCGCTCTGTCGTTATCCGTTGCCCTCGGTGTTCACACCGCGCAACCGGTTGATGATTTTTGCCGTACCGGATACCGCCTTTTGCTTCGCAACGGCGGCCTTTCCCTTGATAGACATTGGATCGCCCCCCTAGAAGTTCTTCCTGTCGGTCGGGTTGTTGATGATGCCGAATGCTACCAGCACGGGCAGCAGCATGTCCAGCAGGCCGTTGACGGTCGGTTCGATATCGACGCCGGCGAATTCCTTTACGCAGAAAATCACCAGGGCGGCGACAGCCAGCCACAGGGCCCAAGACTTGAAACGAGCGAGAAAGTTTGACATTGATTCATTCCTCCTTTTGATTTTCTGCGTAGAGAACTTCCAGCCCGTATGCAATGGCAGCGTCATGTTCAATCCTACACCCCCGAGTTTCTTTCCACCCATCGCAGAAAAACGCCGCATGGCATAGGCTCATGTTTTCGAGAGACTTTGCTAAGAAGCAAAGCGGAATCTGGACAACGCCGCGCGTCTCCATCTGTTCCTTGTTGTACCAATCGTCGGTAAAGAGCGTGTTGACAATCTCGTAGCCCTTTCCCTCAAGGACTTTGATTGCCTTTTCTCTGGTGGCAACGATTTCTTCGTCGCTTTTCCCAGCCATCGGCTGGGATAGCATTGCTTTTTTACGCATGATGTTCCTCCTTTCCTTATTTGAACAAAAATTTGGCGACGATCCCGCCGCCTATTGCGCTGCCGAGAGAGGTTAGAATGGCCGTCGTGAGAGTTTTCCACCTGACGCCGGGCGCGGCTTCGAGTTTGCAAACGCGGGCCTCCAAGCGTTTCACAATCCCCATGTTTTCTTCGATTCTTGCCAAGCGTTCGCGGATTTCAGATATGATTTCAAAAAGCCTTTCGTTGTCCATTGTGCAGTCGTCCTTCCTCGGTTATTTGTACATCGAATAGGCATCATCCGCCGAGCATCCAAGCATTTTTGCCAGTTCTTTCGCCCAGCCGTCCTGTTTGCTTTTAATATCCGTCGGAATGAGGTTGCGGGATTTCAAGACTTGGAGCTGCGCGTAGTTGTTGGCATAGTCAATGACCTTGCTGCAAGCATTGAGTTTTTCCTTGTCGGTCATTTTCGCATAGTCAGCGGACTTTATGAGAGTGGTTAATTTGTCTACGCTCATTTGCCCGAGCGTCTTTTGGTATTGCCCATACTCCACAGTTGTGAGAACGACCGGGGTGCTTGTCGTCTGCTTTCCGTTGACCACGTTATAGTTGAACTTCGTCGGTGCTACTTTCAAGAACGCGCCGTTTTCGCCCGTGGCCTCTGCCAGCCGCGCGGCCTCGATCAATACCGGTTGCGGGCGGTAAACGTCTGTCCGGGCGGGGTTAATGAATACGTTGAACAGGTTGTTGCCTCCGTTGTACGTTTTCGCCTCTTGTCCCAGGGGATTAATTTTGGGCGGCAATGCTTGGCTTGCATACGGAACTGCCGCTTGCAATTTATTGACATATTGCTGCCCGGCATTCGGTGAATAAGTCTCGCGCTGGGTGTTGTCCACGGCTTGCGAAAGACTGCGCAACGTCTGCGGGTAATACTGTGATGGATAATTTGCGAGGGTCTGTCCTATACCGGCGGGCAGGTTGTTGTATCCGAATAGCGTTTGTATTCCGCGAAGGACGGATTGATTAACCACCGTGCCGCCGCCCGTTACAAGTCCCTGTAATACCGCGCTACCTAACTCTTGACCGTCTTTATAGTTCGCCTGAATATCCGCGCCTATTGATAGAACTGTTCCCACGGGTGGCGCCCAATCGTAGGAACTCCAATGATCACCTGCTTGCGGGGACGGATCGCTGCCAGTTACGAGTCGCCAGAAGCCATCCAGATTAATTGAATAATCGGGAATCCCTTGCAATTTATTGGCGGCGGCGATATTGGCATTTTTGTTGGCGCGTCCGGTAATCACTCCCCGCGCAAGCAAATACGATCCTGTAAGCACAAGCCCCGCGCCCATTATGTTTCGGGTTACTGCATCGACCAGTTGGCGTTGCGCAATCATCTGCTCCACGCCACGCAAATCCTTGATCTGTTTTATCAATGCGGGAACCTTTCCCGTACCCACCGAATAATCAAGTGCCTTATCAAGAAGATTACCGCCCGTCACAACGAACGGCTCCGTAATGTTACCCAGGCCCCATTCGTTTGTCCCGGTGAACCCGCTCGTCATGGTATTCATTGCCTCGCGGGTTTTCATCATCCCCTTGGTGACGCCGGACTGATTTTGAAATACCCTGTCGGACGCAACGAACTTTGAAAACTCTTGTACTTCTCCAGGAGCCAACTTTCCAGCCTTTGCTTGCTGTCTGGCGACAACGTCCATCGTGCCTTGATAAACCGGCCTGTCACCGAATTGCAGGGCATTGCCGATAAACTTATCGGTCGCATTCAAGATTTTGTTTTGGTAGACGCGCTGCCCATTGATTTCACCCGCGATCAAATTTGGGGCCGTATTCACTCCGCGCCGTATGTCCCTGATTTGTTCTGTAAATCCCTTGATGTAGCCCCTGAATTTCGTCACTACGGCGGCGGGCGTCGGGAAATATGTCGTGCGCGGCACTTTCGATATTTTACTTACCGCCCAATCAAGAGGGGCCGCGAACATTTCCCTGCCGGTTTCCACTATATCGTTTATAATATTTCCACCCAGGTTGCGGGAAAGGAATGTCTTGATTGCCGCAAGCATGGTCATTTGGGGAAGGTGGCTTATCTTCTTCCAGATGGAAACAGGTATTTTGTCCGCCAATACATTATTGATTTTACCGAGCGCGGCGCGATATTCGTAACTTCCCTCGGGATGTTTTAAAGCGTCCTCCATAAATCCGTATATTTTTTGGATATCGGAAGCCTCCAACACCGGCAAGCCGTTCTTGACCTTGATAATGTCACGCAGTGCTGCATCAGTAAGTTCACCCTTCCCGAACAACTCCATGACCTTATCAACCGACTGCTTGTTTTTCAAATAGTTTTTCAACAAGTTCTTCGTCTGCTCAAACGGCTGCTTGGCGGATCCATCGAGGATTTTCTTTACGCCCTTTGTTTCCGCCACAATCCGTTCTTTGACTGCCGGTGTTGCCGCGCCCTCTACTCCGTCAACAACCCTTTGCGATTCAAGAACCGCGCCCTCCGGCGTCTTCGCCCATACGTCGCGGGTGGCGGTCAGTGCCCTCGCGTCTTCCCTGGTGTTCGCGGCAACCTTGCGGGTTAAGGTATTCAACTCGTCCCACTTGCCCGCCTTTGCCATGTCGGTCGCCAGAATATGCGCTTCCGCAACCTGTGTGCCGCCGTGCATGATATCGGAATTGTTGATGCCGGCAAGCACTTTTTCTCTGTCCGCCGCGACATTTTGCCCGGCCTTTGCCTGCCATTGTTTTGCCGATTCGGGGGTGTAGGTGAAATCTTCGGCGGGCAATGTGGTCTTTGCCTTCGGCGGAAGGTCGGTTGTGCGCTCGATGGTATTGCTCCTGAATTGGCTTACCGGTTTGCCGTCCGCCGAAAGTACCTGTCCATTTTCCCCAAGTTTCAATTCGCCTATCGTGGAAACGTCGCGCTCTGCTGTTGCGGCAATATTCCCTTTCGCCAGCGTCCCCGTCGTGGTCGCCCCCTGCTCCACCGCCGCCGCTACATTGCCCTTCGGCGCTACCTCGGGACGTAGTTTACCGGGCGCGGCTGTGGGGCTTCCCGGAGCACGTAGCGACACGCCCATTGTGTCGCTTGCTATCGCGGAAGGAGGAGAGACCAACGTCGGCTTTTGATTTTTTGCCCAAATCAAATCAGTTTCCGGTATGCCGATAGTGCCGCCCTCTATTCTATAATAGTTCACTCCGTCGCGATTTCCGTAGTAGCCGGTTACTTTAACTTTCTCACCCGTGCTTTTCAGCGTTGCGCTTCCCGCCCTCGTCGCCGGGTTGATGCTCTCAATATTTGCGGGCCGCAAACCCCGTGCCGATGCCTCGGTCGCGGTGATGGGCCTGCCCGCAGGCAACGCCAACTTACCGGGCTGAACGGCCGATGCGCTAGGTACGTTAAACCGTTCGTATCTACGAATAAGGTCGGGAGGATAAAAACTATCCGCAACGCCCCATTCATATAGTTTTTCGAAACGCTGCAGCGGGGTAAGTCCCTTTTTCATTCGTTCGGCGGAAGAAAGGCGTCCTACTATTTCGTCTAAGTCGATCCCCAAAACCTCTTTAATGGAATTATATTCGGCGGGCCGCAAAGATTCAGTGCCGAAATGATTCTGGATTGCCTCTACCGCATCGTCGTATTCGCGCGATACAGCCGCATAATAGGGATCGTAATTCGGTTCCGCCTTGCCCGTATATTTATTGTACCTTAATGCGGGGTCAGCATTTGTAACCTTTCCAATGGAAGTTGACATCCTACCCGTAGGGGTAATTCCGGCCTGTTTGGCTTCCGCCTGGGTAACGATGCGCGGCGCTTCCTTTTGTCCCTTCGCAACATATGCGGACGGCTGATATTTTAAATTCTGCGCCGTGGTCTGCGCCTGCTGCGCAGCTGTACCCGGCGCTCTGACGGTAAAATCTTCCCTTGCGATTGGTCGTTCTATGGGAGTTCCCGCCCCCAGTTGCAAAGGCGTTTCGGGCCTTGCCCTTGCCACGCCGTAAGGGTCAACGTACATCGTGGGGTTGCGGTCAAGGGCGCCGCGCTCCAATGCGCTCAACTCCGAGGACGGGGCCATTGCCGCTCCGGGGCCGAGCCGGTTGGCGGAAAGCGCTTTTTCAGCGCCCATGGCATACTCCGGCGAACGCAGGGTCTTGGAAGTCAGCCCCAGCGCCTTACGTTCCGCAAACGGAATCATGCTTCCACCGATATATGAAGCGGGGTCGCCTACCGCGTTGATCACCGTGTTTATAACGTCGCCAGCGTATCCCAATTTTGAAATTTCGGCGGCAGTATCGGGCGCTCCCGTCATGCTTGAATATGCCTTGCTGTGCGTAAACCAATCCGCATTCAACACCGGCATATAGGCCTTGCCGGTAATGAGGCTTATCGTGCTGTCAACCGCATTGACATAGGCAGACTGCGCAAGTTGAAGAATTTCCAGGGGCTTAAGAAGGAATCTCGCTGCCTCGTCGCTTCCTTTTTTCACGGCATATTTCATCAGTGCATCAAATTCCGCTTTTTGTTGTTCCGACGGAAGAGATTGGAGATATTCCCTTGCCTGTTTCTCGCTCCCCTGTTCGTAGTATACGGTTTTGCCGCTTGCAAGTTGCCCCTTATACCTTTGCGCGGCAAACCGCGCCATTCCCTCCGTGCCGTAATACTCAACGATTGGATTTTTGCTCAAATTGTCCTTTATGTATTTGAACAATTCTTTGGCTTCTGGTTCGGTGATAGTCCCGTTTTTCTCTTTTTGGGCGAGTTCCTCCGCACGAGCCTGCTCATCTGTAAAATAAGTAAGCGCGTAACCACCCGCTCCGTCCGGCGTGATAACATATCTGCCGCTTGATGTCGTGCCGTTCTTGCTTACGATATAATCGGAAATATATGTACTTGCGCCTTTGGCGTCTTTGGTTTCCTGCCATTGCAAACTAGCGCCAGGGTCGTTCGCCCTTTGCTTTTCTTCCTGAATCAAGCCGGAAACATTTTTTTTCACAGTCTCTACGTCATATCCAGCACCGGATAGTTCGCCTGCATGATCGGTGATATACTGCTCTGCACCCGTGGCGTCAAGTTTAGATAGGTATTGCTGTAGGTTGCCGAGGGCGTTTTTCCCTTCGGCTTGCGCTCTTGCCACCGTTGCCTTGTCTTCGCCCAACGTAGGAAGGCTGCGCGGACTTGTCTGGGCGGGTAAACCGTAGGGTTGCTGCTGCTGGGGCGCTTGCTGCGCCGTGCCCGCATAGGCCCCGGCTCCGCGTTCCGTCCGCAGTTCTTCCTGATGCGCCGTGCCCAGCGGAGATGTCGGAGAATATACGTTCTGATATTGGCCGACTTTGTCGGCAACCGACTTCCAGCCCGTGACAGGATCATATCCGAGTTGCGAAAGGCCGGAAAGGTCTAGAGAACTCTTGCTTGTCTTGGTTCCGTACAGGCTCGCAGGCGGCACGTATTCGCCGTTTCCCTGCGCTTCCGCCTGCGTCTGCGCGTTTCGGTCAGCTTCGGCTTGCAGTGCTGCGAGCGTTGGATATTTGTTGAGCGTGGCTGGGTTATAGGTTCCGGCCTTGATCTGCGTGTCCGCTTCGGCTAAAAATTGCCGCAACTCGTCTTGCGCCTTTTGCGTGACTTGGTATTTCAGCGGCGCGCGCCCGGCCTTTTGGTTCTCGATGTCCTCGATTAAAGAAGTATCGTACTGGCCTTCGTAGGTTACATTGGGGAGTTTATAGGCGTTCCAATCGGCAGAGCCGTAAGACATGCCACCCTTTTCCTTAACAAACTTAATCCTTGCGGTATTCGTTTTTTGGTCGTTTTGCCAGGGATTATAAGAAAAATCGCCGTAATCGTCGCTTGTCTTGCCGTATGCATAATTGTACGCCGCTTGACCGAGCGCACTATCGAAGTCATTGGCGGATATGGCATTATAGCCCTTGCTTTCATCGCCGTAGCCACGCGAATACAAAAAGCTTTGCGCGTATTTCTTAAACTTCGGGTCGTTGTACAGCTTTCCCATCGCGGCGCGCTGCGACACTTTCAACTGCTCTTGTATATAGTCCATTTGGCCGCTTCCCTCCGTCATTTAACGGTTACGCCTATCCCCGTGCCGTATGTCTTGTTCCACGCCGCAAGGTCTTGCTGGTACTTCGTCCACGCCGCGTTGCGCGCGGATTCTCCGGCATAGTTCTCGCCACCGCCTTGTGGCGTCTCAAACAGCGTCTTGTAATAATCGGCCCACTGGGGTTGGGCCGGGCTGGCTTTCGCTTTTGCAACGGCATTCTTATGCGTGTTCGCCCACTGCTGGATAGCCCATGCCGCGCGGTCAAGCCCGTTTTGGGCAAGCCAGTTATTGTAGGTCTGCAAGGACTGTTGATACTGCTGGGTTATGGGCGTCATGCCTTGCGCTATCATGCCGCTACCGATATTGCCGCGAGCTACGCCGCGATTTATGACGTTTGTTCCGACGTTCCGCTTTAATTCCGCAGTCTGGTATCCCTGCGTCCATTTGGCAGTATCAAGCCCTTGCTGGGCTTCCTTCTGCTGCTGCGCCCAGATCGCTTCCTGCTGCTTGTTCTGCTTGTTGTAATACTCCTGCTCGTAGGGAGACAGTTTGCGTTTTACTATTGCCATGTGTGCATCCCGCCTTTAGTGAGAATCGCGCCGCCTGCGCGGGTTATTTGCTCAATACCGGTACTTGATATTTGCAAAATTGCATCGCTTGTTCCCGCTGGTAGTGAACCCCGACGGGGTATATCCCTTGCCGAGTATAAATGATGCGGTATTAGCCTGGATTTCTATCTCACCTGCCCCCCGAATGTTATTGTCCGTTATTAAGGCATAGTCGCCGTAGTAATCCGACGATACTGAGGCAGTTATTGGCGCGGAAATCGTAAAATTCGCGCTGTCGCTTGTGCCGTTCGCCGGATTGCGAATTTCACAGTAGCACCAGCCCCCCCGCACGAAGAACGTGAATATTCCATCAGTTGGGTCGGCGGAAAATCCCGTATATGTCGCCGCCCAATGGAACGCGCCGGGGAAGTTCTGCGGGTTTTCAAACTTGCTGTAGTAGTTCGCCGTAATGGGGTAAGTAGCCGTATCAAGCACGTCGCAATCGTTCGCTGCGGCATTATACCCGCCGTGCGTCGTGATTGTTGTCAGGCCGGTACCTGCGCTGTATGACGCGCTGTAGACGTTGCCATACCGAACCGTGCCGTTTTGAGTCCATGCGAGTTTGTCGCCTTTTTTGTACTTGCCCGTCACATCACCGGTGATTGTGAATGAGTTTGCGGAAACATACGTCCAAGTCTCATCACACGCAAACCATCCGTCACCCGAATATTCCACCAGCGTACCGCCCGCGCCCCACGCGGCTAGGTTCCCCGCAACGCCGGGCGCTTTCAGCAAATCGTATAAAGCCCGGATATCGTCCTTGATTGAGCCTATCGCCGCCGGGTCGGGCAGGCCGTTCTTCATAAAGTTCTTGTCGGAAAGTGTCGCCGTTTTCAAGCCTTTCATGTGCTCACTCCCTTCTTACAGGTACGTTTCTTCTTTATCGCGAATAACGAGCGGATCGCCCCCGACATTCTCTATCTTGAATCCAATCTGATAGCCGTTGACATTGAAGGGCGACGGGCGCGTCGCGGGCAGTTCAATGCTCTTTGCCGTTTTTTCCACGCCATCCTGAATCGGAGTGACGCTGACCGTACCGCCCGAGCCGGTGAGTTTCATGGTGGTTACGCGCTTCTTGCGCACCGAGGTTCCGTAATCGTGGGAGGGCGTATAGAAGACCATGTGCGGCGCACCGGACGTTGGAAAGGTGTTGCTGTATTTGTAAATCATGTCGTTGCGGACAAACCAGAGTTCGGGCTTCGTGACGCCTGTTTTCAGCGTCGTGAACCACGGGTCGAGCGTTGCATCAACTTGCAACGGCGCGGGATTTGCGGAGACATCGAGCAGGGCAGAAGCGGAAAACCATGAAGTTGTCGGCGCGTAGGCCAGCAGCATCGCATCCATCTCCGCAGCGGTCGGTTCGTTGCCCGCGCCGAATGCTTCCGTAAGGTCGATCATTAAGAGATATTTAGCGCGGCACTCCGTCCACCCGCTCCAGCGATCATCGCCAATGCGTATTTGTTCTGCGGCGCTTGTTGCCGTATAGACACATGAACATGCCGCATATGTGCCCGTGCCGTCGGCATATAGGTTTGCTACGGCTACAGCGCCTTCCCATAAGTGCAGGGCAAAGAGTACCGATGTGGATTTCATGTCAATACGGATATAATATTTGCGCCCCGATACCACCGTTATGTTGCGCGCAACTCCTCCGCCGCTCGATGTTGCCGTTATTATTAGTTCATTGCTGGAAGCGGAAACGGTGGCCGTAATAGTAGACCAACCCGTCAGGTCGGGAAAGTTTCCGTATGTGGTTAGGTTATTAACGCTAAGCACCGGGCTCAACATATCCCACGGGCAGATATTCTTCGTGTTCAGGTCAACGGCGAGCATGCGGTTGCCGAGCACGCCGGTCAGCGCGTCGTACATCTGTCCGTAGATGAACAGCACGTCGCCTACGACATTGCAAATAAGGTTGGGGTCGGGATACCAGATATCCTTGATTTCGTTTATCAGGAATGAATCGGTGGATACGCCATTGAATACCTGTATCCCTTCGTGCGTGGCATAGAACCGGAATTCGCGCCAGCGGCAGAAGGATTTTGGGGCTATCGTTCCGTTTGCGTTGAATAATTGGTTTGCCTCGTAGGTGCCGATATCTTCGCCGGTGATGCGGAATACGCTGTTTTTCTTTATCGCCAGTGGGTCACCTTCAAAATTAAACAAGCCGTTGATACTGTCTCCATCCCATGTGGGGAGATTGATGTGCCCAGCGGCCCCGACCGTTGACCAATCATGCGCATGGCTTATATCATCGTGATATTTATCGCTGAAATATGTTGCGTCGGTTTTCCAAATATCTACTGCACCTCCGATAAACCCACCGATCCAAACGCGTTCACTGTGCAGCATGATTTCGGTTCCGCGCGGCGCGTCTGTTGCGCGATTGCTTATAAGCCGCGCCATCAAGTCCGAACCGGCAGTAGTTATGTCTATAACGTCTGCGCCGTCCGTTACCTTGAACGTTGAACCCGATGCATTGGCCACATAATATGTAACTCCATATTCAATTCCGCCTGGGTAGTTGTTGGTCAGGCTATAAAACTCGATTTCATTATCGTCAACCGCCAGCGCCGCACATGTAAAAACATCGGTTGCCGGAACTACGGTAATTGCATTCCATCCTGCGCTTTTTAGTGGGAAAATCTTATATCCTAAATAGCAAAACAAAACAGGGTCGATGCCGTTTGTTAATATAACTCCTTCTCGCGCTATAGTGCTTGTTGTTTCATATCCATACGGAACCCTTTCGTAGTTTATAGATTTAAAATTTGCACTCTGCAACTTAGCGTTTAGGGAACTTCCGGCAAAAGTGGAGTCCCAATATATCGTCGTAAATGTAGAAAAATTACTTGACCGTAAAATTGCATAATGACTTAGCGTAGCGCCTGAATATGCCTCTACTCCCAACAAAAGATACGGCGTGGAAATGCCAAGTATACCACAGCACATGGATTTGATTTTATACGTATATCCATCATTCATATTGACCGTAACGGTTTGCGGGAGAACGGAAGCATAGTTGTTCCTGCACATGAGATTCCCGTTCTCAATCCAGTAGTTCATCCCCTTGTAGGTTACGCACTCCGGCGAAACGGGCAGGTCGGCCTCGTCCATTTCCCGGTGAACCCCGCCGAACGTGCGGGTTTTCAGGGTCAATACGTCCGGCACATCCGAGGGTTTCGGCACTTTCATCGGTCTGTACGCCATCGCTTACCACCTGCTTATCAACTTGTTTGAGCCGGAAGAATAGCTGAAAAAGGTCTGCCGCACCTGCCGGGGCGCGGGGTTGACAACGGTATCCAGGTTGTACAGCCTGTTTTGGTATTGCGTCATGTACTGCGCGGCCTTGTTGGAGTTGGAATCAAGCAGTATTTGTGCCGCCGCGTACTCGCAAACGCCGTCCTCCGCGTCCATGTCAATCTCGAATGAATAGGTATCCAGCGTATCATCGTCAATCGTGGTCGGGTACGCGAAATACTCTATCGTGTACTCGCCGCGCACGTCGTACCGCACGGCAAACGACGTCTTGTCCACCCAATAGAAATTTGGGTTTTGGATATTGGAATCGTCGGTTTCCTGCTGCCCGTTCAGGAATACACGGTTGAGCTTCCAGAAGTCCGTAGGCATGGCATAGACGATGTATTCCGCGTAGTCGGGCACTACCGACGCCGACGCGAACGCCACGTTCCACAGCGCCACGTTGCGGATGTTGTACGCATAACTGCCGGTGAATTGCAGGCGGACGCTGTTGGCCGTGTCCGACGCGGTGATGAGGCCGTTGTAGGCCGTGAACTCGCCTACGGGCGTTGTGTGAGTGACCGTCGTAAGCGTCGTCCATACGTCCGTCGCGGTTTCTTCCTGCACCTTGATTGTGGCCGCGCCGTCGACCTCGAAGTTATATGCGAGACTGCCCACGGCCTCGTAGTCTATTTCCGTGCCCGTGTACGGCACAACATCGAACGGGTATGCGGTCGTAAGCTGGTTATCGGGCAGGTATTGGCTTATCCGCTTGCTCTTGACGATTTTCTTGATGGTCGCAATCTGTTTTTGCGCGATATCGAACAGCGAGGGCATGCGCAGGGTATAGTCCTTGGTCGCGCCCGTAGTCGCCACTATCAGCGTTCCGTCTTCCGACCAATCGTTGAGCAGCTTCCTTGTCTTTTCCTTCGCGTCAAGCAGCGTCATAGCCCGTCAGCTCCCTTTATCCGATATCGAGGTACAGGATCGCGTAGTCGGTCGTGGATGCGTTGGATATGATGGAAAGCGTGGTCGCGGTCAGGACGATAGGGCATACCGTTCCGGCTGCTACGAGCATACCGTTCGTCGCGGTCGCCGCCACCGAGTCTTCGCTGTATTCCTTGAAGTAAAGCGGCTGCGCGCCCGTGTTGGCAATCATAAAAGCGCGGCCCGCGACGGCTATCGATACGGCGGTGGCCGCCAGCGACGCGCCTGCGGTTACGCCCTTGATTGCGTATGGCGTTACATAGGTGTAAGACATGGGTCAACCTCCTTGTAATGGGGAATAGGGAAAGGGGAGGCGCGAAGCCTCCCCCTGTAGTCGTTATCAGGTGGGGATTGCGGCCAGGACGGGGTATACGCTCGTGGTGGCATCGTTGGATATGATGTTGTCGGAAGCCAATTTGACGTTCCAACTCCACGTAAGCGCATTAGTGCCTGCGGAGGCCGTGCGCCCCCTGTTGCCGGAAATGGTTATTTTGGAACTGTCGTCGTCCACGACGATTGTCACAACGTCGAAGTAGTTGCGAACAATCCACGCGGCGCAGTCCGCCGTTGTGAAACTGGCATGCACGGCGATTCCAATAGCGCCGGATTCGATAAAGTTGTCGGAAATCATAAGCATGCGCCCAGAGCCGGTGCCGATGTAGATTGCTTCTGTAGAAAACTTTCCTACAAACCGGCATCCAATAATGCTGGCCTGCTCCACGCCGGTCAAACTAACGCCGATTGTCGCGGCGGTAGCCGACCTGCCGTCGAACATGCAGCCGATGAACGCAAGTCCGCTGGTCGTGGTCGGAACAGTGAAGATTGCGCCTCCGGCGGCAGGGGAGAGAAAACCCATATTGATGAACCGCGTCCCCATGTAAGCGCCCGCGCCGACGACATGGTTGCCGATCATAAACGGCATCGGGCGGTGGTCATACGACCCAACGCCTATCACATCGCATTTGTTCGGCAGCGTAGTGATTGTTTCCGCCGCGGCTTCGTTGTTGTCACCCTTGTAGTAGAGGCGGTTGCGGGCGGCATAGCCAGACAAACCCGACGCGATGTTTGCGTTATTCGCGGCCACAGCAACGGCATAGGTCTTAAAGGCCGTGCTCCAACTCAAGCCGTTGTTCGCGTCTGCTCCGGCGTTCACGTCCACATAGTAGGCCACGCCGGCGCCCCACTGCTCAAGCATCAGGTTGCCGGACGAGTTGAGGATGTCCATTTCGAAATCGCGATTTCCAACAGCCAATTTCCCAGTTATGGCCAAGTTCTTCACGTGTGAATAACTCATTGTATTTCGCTCCAATCTTTAAAATAAGGAGGCGGCATATCGCCGCCTCCTGTGATGTTATGAAATTATGGATTATGCCGGGTTGTGACCGTAGATCATGCGGGCGTCCGACCACCCAAGCGTGAAGTCGCAGTACGCAATGTACTCCTGAATCAGCGGATTGTCGGGCTTGTTCGGTATGACCATCGGGGCGGTGATTTCCACCATCTTGGCATACTCTTTGAGTAGGTTGGAATCGGCCAGCGCCCATTGTTTCGCGGTAAACCCCTTGATAACGACATATTTCATGCCGTACACGGGGTTTGCGCCGTTCTCATTGACTTCCGGGATAAGTCGCGCTTCTTTGCCAAAAAACTCTTTGGCTTTTGGCTCGAGTTCCGGAGAGATCAGCACGAGATCGGCGTTGCAATCAAAATCGAGGCCGTCAAATGTCTTGTAGCGGTTCATGGTCGTCTCAGTCGAGGTGATTGCGGCAACGGAGAATGTGGATGTGCCAGTGTTGCTGAATGTGTCCGCACCGGTCTCACTGTTGATTGGGTGGGCGGAACTGAACAGCGCCACGGCATCCGCACCTGCGTAAGATGCGTTGAAGCCGTTCGCAAACAGGTTGTAGAACTGGCGAATCTGCGTTTGCGCGCAACTGTCCGCCATCTTGCGACCCGCTTTCGCGGCCTCGCCGGACTGGTCTATCTTCGCGTCCTTGTACGTTACGGTCGCCTTGCCTACCCACTCTTCCGGCGTGTAGGTCTTTTTGAAACCGCGCTTCTGGTTCTGTTCGGGAATCGTTGTCCCGTTGTATTTGGACATCAGGCCGTACCCGCCCATGCCCACGTCGGCATACTGGTTGCTGGATTTCAGCGGCACATAGCCGATAGTGGACTTGATGAGGTCGGTACGGTTTTCAAGCCTGTCCTGAAAGCGTTTCAGGACGATTGGGTACATATCGTCAGCCCAAGTCAAAACGTCTAGCATTGTTTTTCATACTCCTTTCTGTCAGTTCACGAACTCGTGAAGCACGATCATGACTTCAACCATGTTGTTGTCGAGGTCGTGGTCGATCACGCGCAGCGCCGTGCCGGAGGTCGCCGGGAACG